CTAGAATGGCACGTTTTGGCACGCGGCCAGGAAGCCGGCTGCGGCGAGTAGGGCGATGACCAGGAGCAGCTCCGCCGGCGGGCGCTGGTGCGGGGAGGCGGTGTGGCTGTCGAGGGCGAGGCAGGCGCGGAGGAGCAGCTCGGCCTGGGTGGCTCGCTCCAGTCGCGCGAGGGCGATGGTGCCGGTGTAGCGGCAGAGCAACCAGGCGAGCGCGCGCATCGGCCTACGGAGGGTTGGCGACGAACGTTTCCACGCGTCTGGAAATGACGGAGGGCGTCACGTGGCGGAAATCGGTTGGGTCGCTTGGGCCGGGGACTTGATGGCCAGCAGGCCGAGGTCCACTAGTTTGATGATGACGGTGTCGGCCACGTCTTTCATCAGGCGGCCGGCTTCGACGGAAGTGGTCTTGCGCTCCTCGGTGTTGGAGGTGAGGGCCAGGGTATTGGCGGCCACGGTCTTGATCATCTGCTCCTGCATGGAGAGCCGGTCGGCGGCGATGACGGTGACGAGTCTCTCGAGTTGCTCGCTATATCTCCCCCGGTCCTGGGTGGCGACCAGGCGCTCGGCGTCGGCCTTGGCGACGATCTGCTCGTGATGGGTCTGCACCTGGGTGAGCCGGCGCTCCTGCTGGACGATGAGCAGGCGGAAGATAAACACCACGGCGCTGACCAAGCCGAGCCCGATGCTGATGATGACGCTGAGCGGGAATTCGAGCGTGGCCGGGTCCCGGACGGCTTGGGCTGCGTCAGCCAGGAGCGGAAAAATGGGGAGCAGAGTCACGCGCGAAGGGCGCGTGTCAAGGGGGGCTCAGCGCTCGAGCTTGCGGAGGCGGGCGACGATGAGCGTCAGCACCTGGCGGAGCTCCGCGGCGCTGAGATTGCCGGCATCGAGCTTATCGCTGAGGGCGCTGAACGAGGTGGTCTCGGCGGTTACTTTGGCGGCGGCCGTCGCGCGCGCGGCAGTGAGTGCGGTCTTCGCGGTCGCGATGTCTGCGGCGGTGGGCTGCGGACCCAGCGCGGCATTCCACTGCACGAGCTGCGGTCCGCGGCCGTCGCTGTCGTCCCTCACGAGGTAATCTTTGACGGGGACCGCCGCGGGCGCGAACTGACGGATCGCGTCGCCGAGACTCGGCTCGGCTGCGTGCGTGGCCACGGTGACGATCAAGGCCAGGAGGAGGTAGAGTTTTGCTTTCATAAAATCAGGGGATGACGATGCCGGACCAAAGCGCGGAAATGTTCAGCGCCGAGCCGGTGTCTTGATAAAAGTAGATCTCGAAATAGTCTCCCGTTCCGTTGCAGTCCGCTTGAAGCGACGTCCCTATATATTGGGAGAGGACCGTGTTGGTGTTGTGCACAAAACGGTCGAGCTCTACTCCGTTTTTGTAGAGCACGAAGACATACGGATTGTAAATCGCGCCAGCGAAGTTCACCCCGCCAGCAAACACGCAAATGCCCGCAATCGTGGGCGTCCACCTGGAGCTTGCGAAGGTACCGGCTGAATCCCTTCGCTCCGTTCCCAGAATGAGCTTTGTCATTACCCCGCTGGCGCAACTCGTTACCGCGGCAAAGTTATCCGCGCTGAACGATTGCGAAACCGTCGTGCTGGCAGTTACCGCCCCGGTTCCGTGACCACTCAAAAAGCCAGTCAGCGTGGCTGCCCCCGTGCCGCCGTTGGGGACGCCGAGCTGGCCGGTCGTGATATTGGTTGCGACGATTCCGGTACCGACTTTGCTGCCCGTCAGAGATCCGTCAGCGAGGTCGTCGAGGTCGGCGTCCCAGGCCTGGACGTTGGTCCCGATGACGAGCGAGAGGGAGGTGCGGAAGGCAGCGTAATCCGCGCGGCCGAGAAGGGTCTGGACGTTGGCCGAGGGCGTGATCCCGGCGTAGATGGTGAGATCCGCGTCGTAAGCCTGGACGTCGGTGCCGATGACGAGGCCGGCGGCGGTGCGCAGGTTGGCGGAGGTGGGCCAGATGAGCGCGGTGCCGCTCGGGGAGAGGGTGAGGGAGCGGCTCGGGGCTTGGGCGGGCGCGGCGAGCGCCAGGGCGAGGAAAAAGAGAACGCCCAACGCCGAACGCCGAACGCCGAACATCGAAGGAAGAGAAGGGATCATAATCTGGATTGCCAAAAGACGGGGTTGGTCGCGCTGTTGAAGTCGGCGGGGCGGACGAGGCCAGCCGCGGTGTCCTCGGCCGGGGTGGTGTAGCCGGCGGTGCCGGCGACGGTGACGGTGACGGGAACGGTGAACGTGGTGGACGAGAGCACGGTGACGACGCGGTTGCCGTCGATGGTGGGCGTGGTGTTGCTGCCGCCGATGGCGGCGGTCTGGCCGCTGGTGAGTCCGTGCGCGGTGGAGGTGGTGACCACGCTCGAGGCGGCGACGGTGGCGCCGGTGATGACGAGCTGGCGCAGGCGCCAGAGGAGCGGCGCATCGTCCACCTGCACCGCGAGCAGGGTGCCGACGGCGAAGGTGCTGAGCGTGGCCAGGGCGTCGAGCTTGCCGGCGGTACCGCCGGTGAGGCCGGTGACGTCGTAGTAGTTGAGCGCGATCCGCGCGGGGACCGGGTAGGCCGGGGTGGCGTCGGTGGCGGTGCCTTCGCCGCCCTGGTTCACATCGTGGAAAAGCCGGACGGTGAAAGTCTGGCTCGAGATCACGGCGCCGTTGGCCGTGGCTTCGATCTCGGCCATGAGGTCGATGTATTCGACGTCGGCGAGAGTGTTGGGGAGACTGCCGTTGATCCACGTGCTGACGGTGAACGACGTGGTCTCAGCGGTGGCGTTGGTGCGATTGCCGAGATCGGGATCCGTGACGGTGACGAGATTGCCGAGCGCGGTGCAGGTGAAGACGTCGGTATTAAGCGCGGCCGCGAGGACGGTGGCGATCTGCGCGGCCGTCATGTTGCCGGTCACGGTGGTGATCTCGAGCGCGCGGGTGCAGGCGGCGGCGCCGACGGGGATGGTGGTACCGGCGTTATTTACGTCGATCCACACGCCGACGCTGCCGGCGGCGTCCCACAGCTTGAAGAAGGTGCCGTTCACGCTGACCTGGTCGTCGCCCACGGTCCGGATCTCGGTGACCTCGGCGAAGCCGAGCGGGTCGTAGCCGAGGAGGTTGTTCGCCTTCACGGTGTTCCAACTCGGCGCGACGGTGTAGGTGGTGGTGATGCCGCTGCCGGTGACCGTGACGGCCCAGCTCGCGCCGTTGTAATTGCTCACCACATAGCTGCCGTCGTAATCGCCGGCGACTTTGCAGCCGAATTTGAAAGTCAGCGGGGTGGCGAGGGCGCTGACGACGCCGTCGGTGTGGATCTGGATGGGGACTTGCGAGGAGTCACCACGCTTGATCTCAAAGGGCAGCGTCGCGGAGACGCGCTGGAACAGGCTGTCGGTGATCGCTCCGTCTGTGAGGTTTTGGTAGAGGCGCACGGCGGCGGGGGCGGGGTGTCAATGGGGGGCGGGGGCGGGGAAGGTTGATGGTTGAGAGTTGATGGTTGATAGGGCCGCCGCCTGGCCGCTTTGCCCGCCGCTCTCCGCGCGCATTTTTCCGCCCATCAACCATCAACTCTCACCTATCAACTTTCTCCCCCTCCCCCTGCCAGCCGCCGACGGTGTAGGTCGGTTTCGTGCCCGCTGTGTTCGCTTGCCAGATCTCCTCTTGCGTGGTGGAGCAGGCGGGGAGGAGGGCGATGGCGAGGACGGCGGCGAGGAGCAGGAGGAGGCGTTTCATAGTCCCGGCCGGCTGTCAGCCGGGGGGGAGATTCTTGGTGCTTGGTTCTGGGTTCTTGGTTGGAACGAAGAACGAAGAACAAAGAACGCAGAACTCACCCGATCCTGATCAGACTCCGGATGTCCGACACCCGGCGGCTCTTGCGATAGACGCCATCCCCTTCCCGGCCCCCGTCGGCGTTGGTGTTGCCTTCGATGGTGGGGATGCGGCCGGCGGTCTCGGCGCCGACGGCGAGGCCGATGTGCGAATAGGTGTACACGACGAGGTCGCCGGCGCGGGCGGCGATGTCCTTGGGCTTGTGCAGGGTGACGCCGCGGCCGGATTGATCGCGGGCCCAGCGCTCGAAGTCCCAGGCGCCGGCGGTGGTGGGACGTTTGAAGGCGATCACGGGGCCGGTGAGGATGGCCTCTTTCACGAGCCAGCAAATGAACGCGGCGCACCATGGCCATTGGTCGGGAGGCAGATTGGTGGCGGACTGATATTCGCGGATCCGGGCGCCGGAATTCTCGCCCCCGGTTTCGTGGACTCCCACTTCCTTCCCGGCCAGGCGGACGAGCACGGCGGCGAAGCCGGCCGGCACGACGACGGGGTCGATCGCGGGCGTCGCCGGCGGCCAGGCGGAATCCGGAGCGGCCGCGGCGAGCTCATCGATGCGGGCGCGGGTGCGCTCGAGGAAGTTGCCGAGGTGCGGCGGATCGAGGGCGAGCAGGTCCTGGATGGCGATGCGAGTGGCGAGGGCGGTTTGCATGGCCCTGCGCGGGGGTCAACGGCGGGCACTCCAACACTCCATTTCTCCACCCACTCCCCCTGGAAGTTTGGTAGGGCGTGGGGATTCGCAGATACAAGTCTTGCGTCACATTTCAGCGGCGGCACTTCAACACTCCCATTGCATCACACGCGCATCGGCCGCGGCACGATGAGGAGCTCGCCGGTGTGCGAGTCGATCACATCGCCCCAGGGGAAATAGCCGTTGGTCGCGGGGGGTTTGATGAGGATGTCGCAGATCATGGGACAGGGCTGCGAGTCTCCCTCGCCGGTGGTCGGGCTGGTCCAGCCGTAGATGGGGGTGGCGAAGGTCATCAGGCCGTTGTCCGGCGGGGCGAGGCCGGTCTCGACCTGGAATTTCAGGTAGCCGCATTGACCGTAGCCGCCGCCGGTCAGTGGGTAGCCGGTCCCGGGGTCGGTGGAGTCGGCGGAACCATCGATCGCCTCTTGCTCGAGCGTGGTGTACCCGTTGTAGTAGAAACCGGTCCGGTTCGGGTCGGTGGTGTCGTAACCCATTACCATGTGGAACTGGAGCCGGAAGTAGAGGGTGCCTCCATCCCCGGTGAAGGTATCCACGAAATTGGCGCCGGCTCCGCCCAGATAGAGGACCTCCTGCGGGGAATCGACCTGGAAGCTCTCGAAGCCGTTCACGAAGCCGAACGCGGGAAGGAAGTGTTCCTGGCCGGCGGTCAAGCCATTGCCGCCGGCGGTGGTGTAGCTGTAGGGCAGCGGCGCGCCGGCGCCGGGCGTGGTGAAGGGCGCTGACCATTCATTGATGGTGGCATCGAGGTCGAATTGCCAATCGCTCACGCGCGCGGTCATGGCGAGCAGCCACGCCAGGCCGGTGCTGTTAATGCCGCCGAAGTCGTAAAATTCGCCCACCGGTGCGCCGCTCGGGACGTCGACTTTGAGGAGCTTGCAGTAGTTGGCGCTGGTGCCGCGCTTGCCGAGTTTGTTGACGCGACGCGGCATCAGATCGGCTCCCAGGTCAGAGAGGAGGCGCCATCGGTAATCACCAGGCGCAGCCAGTAGCAGCGGCCGTCGCCTGGACGCGGTGGCAGGCTCATATCTCCACCGGTTCGTCGCCGGCGTCCTGCTCGGTGGCGAGGGCACCATTGGCGAGCACCACGACCTCCTGAAGCTCTTCCCACGAGAGCGTGGGGACGCCGAGGGTCTTGACCAAGCGCAGCCAGTAACGGCCGTCCGCGCCCGGATACGCGGGCAGGCCGCTGCCGGCCGGGGCCGCGCCGGTCTCATTGGGATCCACCACGCGCAGGACGCGGCCGTTGTCGGTGGGGGTCTCGGCGAGGGTCGCGTCGTCGGCGCGGGTGCGGTCGTGGATGAGCGCCTGCAGGAGGCGCTTGAGGTAGGCGCCATCGACCCAGGTGGGCGCGTCGTCGGTGATGTCCTTGAGCAGGTCCTCGAGGCTCATGCGACCAGGAGGTACTTGTAGATGAACCTCTCCCGCGTTTCCCAGATGGGGATGAGATCCTTTGACCAGGTGCGGGTCTCGAGGATCCAACCGGTGATGCCGTTCAGGATCACGTTGGTGATATCGAGGGTGCCGCAACTGAAGTTGCCCAGACCAGTGGAGAGAAAACTCTCGACCGCACTCCCGCCGACGCCGGTGTAGTCGGGTTCGGTGGTGACGACGCGAATGCGCGTGACGGTGGGGATCGGAATCTGCAGCGCCGTGAGCGGCGGGCCGAAGACGACGGTCTGGGCATCGCAGGTCAGCTCGAGGCTCTGCACCTTGGCGGCGACGAGGCCGCGATAGCAGGCGGTGAGCTCGATCATGCCCGAGGCGTCCTGGCGATCGAGGACCTCGGTGACGAACATCTGGGTATAGACGGCGTCGGGCTGGCCGCGCTGGGGCCAATTGCTCCGCGGCGTGTCGGGATGGGTAAGCCAGGTGCGCTCGCCACAATCGAAGCCGCCGCCGGAGGTCTGGCGGAAGTTCGGCTCGGCCTGGGGGATGAGCGCGCCGACGGAGATCCCAGCTCCGACGATGATGCGGTCGCCGCGGGCCATGGCTAGTTCCGGCCTCCGTTCATGGTGGCGGGCAGGCGCTTGTTGAGGATGTCCCAGATGTCGGCGGCGCTCTTGTGCTTGGTCACGTCCAGCGCGGGTGCGGCCGCGGCGGCCGGCCGGTCTTTGCGCGGGAAGAGCGCGCGCCAGGCCGGATCGTCACCATCGAGGCCGAGGCCGTGCCGCTTGGTGTCGATGTGGAAGGCTTGCTCTTTCGCAAAATCGGTGCGCTCGGAGTGCAGCCCGCCGACGGTGGTGCGACGGCGGCCGGTGACAGGATCGATGGCGCCGTTCGCGAGATTCTTGAGGAAGCGGCCGCGGAGACGTTCGCCGCGGCGATCCGCGCGGATGTCGCGGTTGATCTCGCCGGCGCGGCGGCGGGTGCCATCGGGATTCAAGTACCGGCCCATGAGGGTTTCGCGCTCTTCGTTTTCGGCGCGCTGCAGGTTGAGGCCCTCGGCGCGTTGCTGCGCAGTGGTGAGGTTGCCGGAAGCGAGGAGGTCGCGGCTCTGCGCCTGGCGCTCCTGGCTGGTGGCGAGTGATTTCTGGAAGCCGCTGCGGGCGCTGCCCTGGATGGTGAGCTCGCGCGATTGCGATTCGTGGCGCGATTTGGCGAGCGCCTCTTCGGCCGCGACGCCTTTCCGCAGCCACGAGTAGCGCTCCTTGATGAGCGCCAGGCTCTTGTCCGACATGTGTAGCTCGCGCGCGGCGAGGTCTTCCTGTTTTTCCTGGAGGGCCAACTCGGCGCGCCTGGCTTCGAATGGATTATTCTCGGCGCCCGGCGCGTTGAACCGCGCGGCGCTGGCCTGGTGCGCGTAGCTCTCCTCTCCGAGCCCGCGGAGCTTGGCGAAATCTTTGGCGGAGCCCTTTTCCCGCATCTCACTCTCTTGCTGGAGTTGCTTGGGGTTCTTTTGCTCGCCAAACAATCCGGTCATGAAGTCGCTCTGCCTCACGCCGGCGATGGCGTTGTCGTAGAATTTCCCGACGCCCTGCCACACCGGGTTCGAATCGCGCAGCCGGGCGGTGTCCTGGAGTTTTCCCTGTTGCTCGCGCTCGCCGTTGATCTGGTTCAGCGAATCCTGAGCCTTGCGCCCCAGCGCTTGCGGGCCATCGGCGGCGGAGGCAAAGGTGGCGTCGCGACTGGAGCCCTGGAAGGTCTGGGCGAGGCGCTCGCCCGCCTTGTTGGCGGCTTCGGTGTCCTTATTGAGCCGGTGCATGGCGGCCCCGACGGCCGCAATGCCCGCGGCCGCGAAACCAGCGGTCACGCCGATGCCCCCGATCGCGTGAGACAGGCGATGGACGCCAAACATGGTGCGGCCTTCGGCCAGATCCTTGACGCCCTGGATCAGGTTCGCGGAGCCGCCGGGGATGCCGCCGCGGCCGTTTCCGTTGCCCTTACCGGCGCCGTGGACGCGGTCCATGGCCTTCTCGTAGGTCTGCGCGCCTTTCTCGACGCTGTTGGTGTCCCAGACGAAGGTGGTGCGGACGGTTTGATCGCTCATGCCGCGGCCCTCTGGTGGAGCACGGCGGCCGCTTCGGCGCGCTTGCGGTCGATGTAGATCTGCATGTCCGCGAGGCGGCGTGCGACCGCCTTGGCGACGAAGCCGGTCTTGGCGTTCATGGTCTCGATGCCCGGGGTGCGATTCCAGAAGGTGACTTCGACCTCGCCCGGGGAACGGCGGACGACGGCGCCGCCCCGCTCGTGATTGACGGCGCCGGAGCTGGCCTTGAGCGAGCCGCCGAGATCGAAGATCGCGCCGAGCCAGCCGGAGGCGAGGAAGAGCCGCGCGTTATTGCGCATGTCGATAACGAAGCGCTGCATCTGCGCGAGCGTGGGGCGCTGGGAGAGGAAGGTGTCGTCGGCGAGGTGGTCCTTTTTGCTCTTGCGGCCGCGCTTGCGGATGAGCCGATTGCGCTTGGCCAGGGCCCAGCCGACCCATTGTGCGGGCACGCCGCGGCCGAGCCGGCCGTCGCCGAATTTCCGCGGAATCTTCCAGCCCTGCGCTTTCACATCGGCGCTGATCTCGGCCTTGCTGGGCGCGATCGCGGCGGTCTCGACGTAGAGATCGGTGGCCAGCTTGCGCGATTGATCCTTCCACAGGAATTCCTGATCGCGCCGGTTCACCGTCACGTACTCGCGGAAGCTGTGCCGCAGGGCGTCGATATCGCCTTGGTTGATGGTGATGCCGGGAAGCATGGCGGTTGGGAAATAGGCAAAGGGGGACGCCGGCTAAACGCCGGGGGCATACTTCGCCGCGGCGGTGTCAAAGTGGGTGCGGCGCGCGCTGTGGGCGCCGGAGCTGCGGCGCCGGCGGCAGCGGTAGCCATCGAGCCAAAGCCAAGCGTGCCGGTAGCGGAGCAGCTCCGCCAGGCTCAGCTCCCAGCGGATGAAGTCGGGAGTCCAGCCTCCGGACTCGCGGACGGTGGCGGCGATGAAGAGCGCGTCGTCATCGGGCTCAGCGCCGCGGGGTCCGGACTGACGGTTTTTTTTTCGGCGAGTGAAACCTCCGCGGCTTCGACGATGCCGAGGATCTCATTGGTCAGCCGGCGCACTTCGGCGAGGTCCTCGTCGCTAAGGTCGTCCATGAGCAGGCTGACGGCGGCGCGGAAAGTCGGGACATCGTCGGTCGCGACGAGCAGAGCGCGACGTTTTTCCAGACGCGTGGAAACGGCGGCGTGATGCGCTTCGGCGAGGATGTGGAGGAGGGCGGTGTCGTGGAAGGCACCGGTGTCGTCGGGGGCGACGACTTTGTTGCGCAGATCGCGGAGGCCGCGGGTGAGCGGGGCGAGCTCGCGACCGCGCCAGATGCGAGGGCCGCGCAAGCTCTCACCAGCGAGCTGGCGCTGGATGTCCTCGTCGCTGAGTTCGGCGGTGATCATGAATTGAAAAAGGTGGCGGAGCCGATGACCTGGCCGGCGCTGTTGTGGACCGGCCTCCAGGGACGGCAGCCCGGCAGCGCGGCGAAGAGCGCCGACGCGATCGCCGTGGTGGTGTTTGCTTCGTCCTGGAGGCTGAGGACGAGACGATCCGGAAGCGGCGCGGCGGCCGTCTCGGTGATGCTGGCGGCGCCAGTGGTGACGGTGCGGGAAATGGAGATCATGGTGGGAAAAACGCGGTGAGAGAAGAGGCGGAGACGAGAGCAGGCGCCGGCGTGGGAATCGGCACAGTAATGACATTCCGGACAGCGGAAGGGGGGCGCGCGGAGCCATTGCTCCATTACTCCATTACTCCCGGAGTGGTGGAGCGGTGGAGTGATGTGAGTGGCGACGTGAGTCACAGCAGCGCGTGGAATTTGTCGCGGGTCTTGGTGGTCGAGTCGGCGGTGAGGAGGAGCGTCTGGTCGCCGTCGAAACTCTGGCGGATGATGAGGCTCTGGCCCTTGGCGATCTTGAGCAGGTGCGAGTAGTTGAAGAGCACGCGGCTCATCCACTGCGGAGGGGTGGCGCCTTCGTTCAACGCGGCCGTGAGCAGGACCTGGGGAGCGGCGACGCCGTCTTTGACGCGCTGGAGAAAGAAGCTCCGGCCGCTGAAGGCGATGGGGGCGAAGCCGCAGGCTTTGAGCACCGCGGCGCCGTGGATGCTGTCGGTGGCGTAGCAGGCCTGGCCCGTTGCTTCGATGGGGAGGAGGGCGCGGCCTTCGCGGTGCGATTGCAGCACGGTGACCCAGTACTGGCGCGCATCGAGGGCGGCGCGCATGGTGACCAGCGGATGGAATGGATGCTCGAGCTCCATCTTTGCGCGCTCGATCCAGGCGCCGAGGATCTCCTCGGTTTTGTGCGCGTCCTCTCCCCCACCCTGCGAGACGTCGCCGAGCCACCAGACGGTGGTGCGGCCGATTTCGGAGCCGGACTCACTGAGGCCCACGTCGTCGGTGAAGGGCGCGGGATCGCGAAAGGGAATGCCGAGCGTGGCGAGACACGCGGCGAGCGCCGTGTCCTTGACCGGGTAATGCGGGAGGGTGATGCCGCGGAGATTAAACTCCTGGCCTTCCCGGGTGAGCTGCGGGGCCACGGTGCCGAGGAGGCGGTTCGTGGCGGTGTAGATGTTTTCGGGGTCTGACATTTTGGGGATGTGGGGATGTGGGTGACTGAGCCGGCGTTGCCGGCGGAAAGTTACTTGGGAGCCTTCGGCTCGGGCCCATCGAGTCGGGCCTTGAGGTGCGAGAGGCGTTCGCCGAATTGCGCGAGGAGGGTCTCTCTCTCGGCGCCGGTGGCGGCGGCCAGGCGAGCGGTGATCGCGTCGTGTTCGGTGTGGAGGCGCTTGCGGTCTTCGGTGCTCATGGAAATTGCGACGAGAACGAGGACGACGCTTAGGCGATGCCGTGACGCTGGATGGTGCTGCCGGAGATCATCCGGAGGTCCTCGCCCTGGTGGCTGACTTTGTTGGACTTCACGTAAAGGCCGCCGGCGGCGACGCCGTTCTTGGGAGTCCCAATGCCGAGATCATTGGCCAGGGTCAGCGCGACGCCAGGCTGGGCGAGCGCGACACCGGTCACGCCATTGAGGATCGCGGAGAAGTCCTGGTTCGCGACGAAGTCGAAGAAGACGTAGCCGATGGTGTAGCCGAGCGCGGAATTGAACACTTCCTTGACCTTCGAATCGACGGTCCGGTCGGCGGACTGGATGATGCAACCGGTCTCTGCGGTGAGCAGGAAGGTGGCACCGGAAAGGTTGATGAGAATGGGATCGCCGGCGGCCATGGTGCTGCCCGCGCGCTGTCAACGGGGGGCGGCGGAGGGTTGATGGTTGAGAGTTGATGGTTGATAGGCCGCCGCCTCGCCGCTCTTCAGCCGCGCTCCGCGCGGGGGTTCCGCCTATCAACAATCAACTCTCAACTATCAACTCTCTGCCGTGTGTTCCGTCCCCACCGCCTTCACCTCGATGACGTAGCTCTCGGTGCGGAGATCGCCCTCGATCGAGCGGGCGCAGCCGGCGGTGCGGATGGCGAGCATGACGGCGATGGCCCACGTGCTCGAGGTCAGGGCGGTCCCGAGATTGGTCGTATCGAGCAGGGTCTCGAGCGCGCCGCAAAGCGACTGGAAGGGATCGGCCTGGCCGCCCGGGACCTTGGCGTTGCCGCGGATCGCGAACTCGAGCCGGAAGTTGCGGATGGGCGCATACTTCGCGGTGCGGCCTTCGTCGGTCGCGGAGATGATCAGGCGCGGGCGCTTGGGCTTGTCGGACTCGGGCGTGATGGCGGTGTCTTCGTCGCGGCGCTTGACCTCGAGCGCGGCGAGAGCGGGCACGGTGATCGCGAGATCCCGAGCGGCGTGCATGAGCCGGAGGCCCAGCGGGAGAGTGAGCGGATCACTCATCGGCGCTGCCGATCGCGAGGACGAGCTGCACGGCCGCGGGATCCTTGTGGCCCTTCACGGCTTTGACCTGGTGGGCGCCTTCGTTGATGAGGTCGCCGTCGGTGGGATACTCGCCGTCGGGAAATTCCGCCTTCGCGACGACGAGGAAGTACTTCGCCTTTTCCACGAAGCCGCCTCCCTCCTGGAGCTCTGACATCGTGGGCTCGTCGCGGCGGACGCAGGCGTATTCGTCGCCCTGCCATTCGAAGGTCTGGCGGTAAGAAGTGATGGCGAAGCCCATGTCGCGGGCGAGCTCTTCGCGCAGGGAGAGCGCGGGCGCGGCGACCGGTGCGGTGAACGCGGCGGTGGTGATGATCGAGGAGAGGGCGCCGGCGAATTCGTCGCCCCCGCCGCCGTAGGAGACGCCGACGCGGACGTCGGCGGTGGCGGGCAGGGTGAGGGTGCCGGGGACGCCGTCGCCGCGGTCGATGCCATCGCGCACGTCGTCGGCCGCGGCGTAGCTGGCGGCGAGCGGGGCGACCGGGAAGGCGGCGAAGAAGGCACCCATGGGGAAAGCCGGAAAAGGGCTAAAGACTAAAGGCTAAAGGGCTAAACGGCCGTGAGCGCGATGTCGTCGTGCGAGGCGCCGGTCCCCTGGTTGGTCCAGCGCGTGGCGAAGCCGACGCGTGGGATCTTGCCGACCTCGGTGGCGACGGCGCCGAGTGCGGATGCGGTGGCGAGCGCGGCGAGGGCGGTGTCGAGATTGGCCGCAGCCAGGCCCAGGGCGTCGCGCGTCTCGGCGGCGCTGAGGATGGTGTTCATGATCCCCGTGGTGGCATCGATGATGAGGGATTCATCCGCGGGGTCGCTGGGGAGGTTGTCGGTCTTGGCCTTGATCGCGGCGATGCCGGTGTTGTCCGGGGAGGTGTAGGAGAAGGTCGCCATCCGGGAGGAGACGGAGGCATCGATGCGGCCGAGTTCCGTGGTCAGCTCGGTGCGCACGGCGCTGGCATTGGCCGCGGCGGAAGGCGGCGCGGTGTAGGCGAAGGTGGCCATCCGGGAGGAGACGGCGGCGTCGATGCGGCCGAGTTCCGTGGTCAGCTCGGTGCGCACGGCCGTGGCATTGGCCGCGGCGGAAGGCGGCGCGGTGTAGGCGAAGGTGGCCATCCGGGAGGAGACGGCGGCGTCGATGCGGCCGAGTTCCGTGGTCAGCTCGGTGCGCACGGCCGTGGCGTTGGCGGCGGCGGAGGGCGGCGCGGTGTAGGCGAAGGTGGCCATCCGGGAGGAGACGGAGGCGTCGATCCGGCCGAGTTCCGTGGCCAGCTCGGTGCGCACGGCCGTGGCATTGGCGGCGGCGCTCGGGGCCGCGGCGGCGTCGGTGAACCCGGTGATGTTGGTGCCCTTGGCGAGCGCGAGGCCAAAGGCGGCGCTCTGGTTGTTCACGGCGGTCAGCTCGATCTCCAGGTCGATCTGGGCCATGTTCGCCGCTCCCTTGAGGGTGATGTGGACCCAGCCCGCGCCGGTCGCGAGGCAGGCGTCAGGGATGCCGAGCTCCATCGCGCCCGGCATGTTGGTGGCAGAGACTTCCTTGAAGGCGCCGCTCGTCCACGTCCCCAGCGTCGAGCTGGCCAGGGTGATCGAGGTCGCAGAAGACTCGCCCTCGCGGCGGTAGTAACCGGTCAGCGAAGCCGTGTTGTAAGCGAGCCCGATCAGCTTGCCGCCGACTGACGACGAGGAATCGGAGACGACGACTTCCACGCTCTTGCTGGTGGTGCCTTTGACGAGGGAGAGTTTCATAACGCGGTCAGTTGTTGATGCCGCCGTTCATGCCGGGCTGGAATTTGACCGCGCCGGCGTCCTGGTGCTGCGTGGCCCCGACATCCCGGTTTTTCACCGCCGCCGTGCCTCGCCCTGCCGCCCCTGTAATAAGTCGGTAGTCGTCGCTGCCGGTGGCCGTGTAATCGGTCGCGGAGCCGCCGGTGTCGGTCGTGATCTCCAGCCAGTTCGGCGAGTCTCCTAACCCAGCATCACCATTAGTGTTGTCTCGCGTCCGGTTGTTATTGCGCACCACCAAATCGGCCTGGGTGGCAGAGTTCTGGTTGTTGATTGCGTAACCGCAGTCGGTGATGTGGTTGCTGTCGATCGACGCGAAGCCATTTAGATTTGTGGCGTTAGCCGGAAGCCGGATAGCAGCCGTGGAGCAGCCTTGGAACGTGTTGCTGTAAATTAAAGCAGTGCCAGCAGATCGGTTATCGGTAAAGTCGAGGCCGACCGCGGAGCCGAAAAAGAGATTGTCCACCCAATAAGAAGCACTGGTGGCGCTGCCTGTCGCGCCCGCTCCCGTTCCCCCCTTAAAGCGGTTCCGCAGGTATCTCCACCCACCGCTGAGATTACCACACCCTGCCCCGCCTCCCGATGTGCAGTCCGAGTCTGTGAGAATCCCGCTAGTAGAGTTGGTGGAGATTGCTCTCGTCGAGCCGCCCGTATTGAGGTTCGTGCACGACACCCACCGAATGGCCGCGGAAATGCCCCCCGCTAAGGCGACCCCGTTCCTATTCGCAGTGACGATAAACCGCTCAAAGATCGTAAAGCCGGCAGTCGTAATTGTGAACGAAGCGCCGCAGTCGAGCGTCGGGAAGCCGGTGGTGTCGATCGGACCCGTGCCGGATACCGTGCGGCCCAGCGTATCGAGGTCGCCGATGGTCGCACTGTAGCCGCGCCACCAAATCGGCTGGGTTGTAGCTGTCGCGGCATTGGTTTGGGTGAGGCTCGCGGAGAGGGTATAAGTGCCAGCTTTGACATTGATCCGATCGCCCGCTGCCGCGTTGGTAAACGCGGTTGCGAGACTCATCGGCGTCGCACTATTGGTGCTGTTCGCGTAGGTGTCCGTCCCCGCCGTAGTTACGTATCGTTCGGTCATCGCCATTATTCCTCCGGCAATGTCACGGTCCCATCCGCGTGAAACTCCGGCATGACCGGAGGAGCGAGAGCGATCGAGCCGGGGCGGGCGACGTTGAGCAGCTCCTGGAACTGCGCGGAAAGGATGAACAGTGGCGTGGCTCGCGGCCCCAGCTTCGCCAGGATCGCGGCGGGCGTCGCCAGCGGGTTGGCCCAGATCCGGGTGTAGATCGCCTGGACGCTGCGGACACACTGCTGATGCAGGCCGGCGGTGTCGGCCAGGATGTGATCGGCCTCCTGCTGGGCGGGATCAATGGGGGCGGGGTCGAGGGAGTAGTCGAGGAGGGGCATGGCGTTCAGTTCCAGCGGAGGTAAGCGCGCCGGCCGCCGGCGAGCTGGCCCGGGATGAGGCAGAGGGCGATGAGGTCGCGGGCCCTGGCGGGAGTGAGGATGGCGCCGGCGATCGCGCCAAAGCCGTCCTTTGGGGACCAGTATTCGTGCCGGTCGAAGAGCTTCTTGAATTTGTCGGCGGCGAGCACGCGGGCGAGTTGCTCGTCGTCGGCGTTGCGAAGCTCGAAGGTGTCGGGACTCAGCGTGGCCTCCTTGGCGGCGACGACCAGGGCGGTGTGGCCTTCCTCGTCGCGGTACCGGCCGGCGCCGAGGGCGATCAGGGCGTCGTTAACGGCGGTGAGCTCGGCATCGATGACGAGCAGCTCGGCGACCTTGGCGTCGCGCTCGAGGCGCTTTGCGTCCAGTCGGGCGATGAGGGCGAGGCCTTCGGCGACGAGCGGGGTGAGGGTGGCGGGGGCGGGTTTGGTGGCCATGGGTGGTGAGCTCTCCACCACTCCCCTACTCCACCACTCCCCGGGAGCGGTGGAGTGGTGGAGCGGTGGAGTGGTGGAGTGGTGGCTGAGGCCCTGTCAAAGCCAGGTGCGGCGGGCGGGGTCGTAGGTGACGTCGGCGTGGCAGGAGTTACAGCGGCCGCCGTCTTCGGTGATGGTCACCGCGAGGTGCGGACAAGTGCGCACAAACCAGCAGCGGCCGATGCGCTCGACGATGGCCTCGCCGGTAAATGGGAAGACTTCGCGAACCGCGGCGTGGACGGAATCGTAGTCGTAATCGTGGCCGCCGATCAGGCCGCCGGGCTTGAGCTTGGGGAGCCAGGCGCGCAGATCGGCGCGGACGGCTTCGTAGATGTGGTCGCCATCGATGAAGATGGCGTCGAAGGTGGCGTCGCAGAACATGTGGGCCGCCAGGGTGCTATCCATCTCGTAGATGGCCGGTGCCATGCCGAACTCGCGCATGGTGGACTCGAAGACGCCGCGGACGCTGCCACCGCACTCCTGGACCAGGCGGTAATGGACGTCGCCTTCGTTGGGGGTGCCCTGGAAGGTGTCGATCGCGGAGATACTGGCGGCCTTGCCTTCGGCCACGAGGAAGGTGCTGAAGGCCGCGAGGCTGCGGCCGAGCCAGCAGCCGATCTCGGCGACGCAGGCGTGATCGGGCAACTCTTTGGCGAAGCGACGATAGATCTCCGCGTCCGCATCGGAAAACCAGCCGGGCACGGCGTGCCAGCCGTCGGTGCGCTCGAGCTGGGCCCCGCTGAAGCGATAGACCTTGCTGCCTTCGTGCCCGAGCGCGATCCGGACGTCCACGAGCGTGGGGACGCCGAGGGCGCGGGCGCGTTCGCAGAAGAACCAGTCTTCGGAGATCCACTCGCGCAGCGGGTAGCCATCCGGGTCATGGGACTGAGGGGACGGATGGGACGGATAGACGGACATCGCGCCGGTGACCACGCCGCTGGGGAAGAAGTCCCACTCGACGGCGCCGTGATTGTGGTAGCGCAGGGCGGGGCCGCCGTTGTCCTCTTTCATCGCCTCGAGCAATTCGCGCTTTACGAGCATGAAGCCGCGGCCGCAGCGGCGGACCGTGGCGAGATTCCGCGCGTCTGGAATCGGAAGCTCGTCAAAGGTGCCGATGCAGGGCGGCGCGTCGTCCTGCTTCTTCGGGTAGAGGCCATAGACGAGCGGGACGGCGGATGATCCGCTGCAATGGCTGAGGAGGTTTTCCACGTCGAGCGGGGTGAAGTGGATGTCCGCGTCGAGATTGATCCAGACGTCGCAGTCGCTGGCTAGGAAGGCGTTGGCGACCTTGTTCATCCCGCGGTTCGCGTGGGAGTCGCTCGCTCGATCGAGTTGCACGTCGCGGCCGGCGAAGGCCCGGGCGTGGCAGATCATGAAGCTGGCCATGACGGCGCCGTTGCCGTTGTCCAGGAGAGGGAGATAGATCCGGAGGCCGGAGGTCGGAGGTCGGAGGGCGGAGGTGGGCATATGGTGATTTGGAGATTTGGTTGCGGGAGTCGGATTCGAACCGACGACCTCGAGGTTATGAGCCTCGCGCGCTGCCAGGCTGCGCCATCCCGCGATTAAGATGAGGGGCGGCTGCTTCGCCCGTGGGACCGCGCACAGCTCGGAAAGATGGGTGAGGCGTGGGGATTCGCAGACTAGGAAGTCTGCGTCACACTCACGGCGTCACACTCCTCTTACTGGACCTGCTTCAGGCCCACCGCTTCGATGCTCACCGGGTAGGCGGGCGAATTGGTGCCCGCGAGGACGATGCGGGCGAAGAGGTAGCGGAAGGTGGCCCGGGTATCCACGGCCAGGGTGCCGCTTGCGGCGGTGTTATTGGTCGTGGCCACGTTGCCCACAGCGAGGGTGACCGCTTCGCCGGCGACATTATTCGCGGCGTGCTGCAGGGTGACGGTGATCGCGCCGTCGTTGTCGCCAATGGTCTTGACGCCGAGCGCGACGCGCACGCCGATGACGCCGATGAATTGCTGCAGGTCGAGCCCCGCGCTGGCCACGTTATTCGTGGCGCGGCTCAAGGGGGCGGCGATGGTGACGTGAGTGACGGAGTTTTTGAGGTCGAGGGACATGGGGAAAGGTGGTTAGTGCTGCGGTGCTTGGTGCTTGGTTCTTCGTTCCTACGCGGCGGGCGCTTCGGGTTTGCCGGAGACTTTCTTGACCTTGGGCTTGGGCGGCTCGGGCGCGGGCTGATCCTCGGGCGCCTCGATGACCTGGCCCTTGTTCGTCCGCACGAGCTGGCGCGCGGTGTTTTCGTCCACCTCGAAGGTCTCGCCGGTGAAAGCAGGCTGCCCGGAGAGGAAGGTGTCGCGGGTGATTTTAACGAACATGGATCGGGAAGAGTTGGCGGGTCACGGGACCCTCAAGTTGCTTTTGGAGTTACTCGCGGAAGCTTGTTTACTGCGCGCCGGAGTCAGTCGAGACGGCGAAGGAAACGACGTGGCGGACACCCACATCGCTCCACAGCGTGATGGTGATGGTGACGACGCCGGTGGCGTCGTTGGTGTAAGGATTCACGACCACGTCGATGCCGGCCCAGTCGGCCAGGATCAGGTCGTTCCAGTTGCCGTAGATGACTTTGTCGCCGGGGACCTGGTTCGTGCTGAACGCGGGGCGGCCGACCACGGTGCCCTGGTCGATGTTTCCGTCCCAGATGAACTTGGTGGAGTACTGCGTCTCCGGGATGTTCATCTGCTTCGCCGCGCTGGCCGGCGTGGTCATGTAAGCCAGGGCGCCGCGCGAGGCGTTGTCGGCCGCGACCTGCGCCTGGAAGTCGATGAGCTTGGCGCGGGTGGCCGCGGCGCTGAAAGTGACGCTGTTCAGGCCCGAGGGCTGATTCAGGATGCCCAGCGGTTCGGCGCCGCCGGCGCCGTTGATCGCAGCCAGATCCTTGGCCAGGGCGAGCACCGTGGTGATATCATTGCGGACCAGCGCTTCGACGCTGAGATCCGTCTGGTTCATCAGTTCCTTCGTATAGCCGGTCCGGCCGATGAGGCGGCGAGGGACGAGGCCGAGCTGCTCGAAGGACTGGTCGGTGGCGGTGGCGGTGCCCTGTTCATTGAGCCAGTAGGCGGTGGCGCCGCCGCTGATGCGCGGGATGGCGATATTGCCGACGAGCCCAGAGAGGGTCATGGCGCCCATCTGCGCGACGAGGGGCTTGTTGCGCAGGAGCTCGATGATCGAGCCGGTGAGGAGATTGGTGCCGACGAGCGCGCCGCCGCTGGCGAAGGTCGTCTGGTTGAGCGTCTTGATCGCGTGGGTCAGCGCCTTGATGGAGCGGATGCCGAGGTCGTTGCTCTCCGCGAGATTCGCCATGGCCACGTCGTGCGGGATGAAAAAGCCGTTCGCGCTCTTGCCGATGATCTTGGCGGTGGCGTCGCTGGCTTCCTTCTCGAGGCCGGAGAGGCGGCCGCCGTGGGACTCGCGCAGGGCCTTGAGCAGCGAGTAGCTCTTCACCTCGTCCTTGTTCAGGCCGAGCACCGGGGTGGTGATCACGGGCGCGGCTTTGGCTTTGTTCTCGAGGATCCAGCTCTTGAACTCGTTCATCGATTTGTCGTCGGAGATGAAGTCGTGGGCTTCCTTGACGCAATCGAACTTCGCGCCGATCGCGAGGATCTCCTTGTCTTCCACCCGGCGCAGACTCGTGGCGGTCTTGATGGCTTCGGTTTGCTGTGCGGGAGTGAGGGTTTCGGCGGGCATAACGGTGATTGATTGAGCGGCGGATGGTTGCTGCAGAGGCGCTGCCTTGGCCGTGTCAACGACGGGCGCGGGGGATGCCGCGAATGCGGCGGTGATTTCGGCGGGGACTTCCGCGGAGAGGCTTTTGAGCGCGCAGATCGCGGGCAGGCGCGGCTCGCACGGCGTGGGCGTGTAGCTGAACTCGATGGGATGCCAGCGGGTGATGTGGCCGTCGGCGGCCTTGCGCACCAGGTGCGCGGCGCTGCCCGAGCTCCACTTGAGCTTTCCCTTGGCGCAGAGGTCGGCGATGGCCTTCTCGTGGCCGTCGGACATATCGAGCACGGTCGAGACGAAGATGCCCACGTCGTCGCGCGTGGCCTTGACCGGAGCGAAGGTGCGATCGCACACGCTCTCGAGGCCCTTCACGGATTGCCCGTGATGGAACATGGTCGCGGCGCCGTCGCCACTGCGCGGACCGAAGTCGGTCTTGGCGGTGAAGTACTCGCCGGTGAGATCCTTCTCATCGGCCGCGGAAAAGCGGATGGCGTAGGCGCCGACGGAAACCTTGCCGTCCTGGACGGCGCCGAGGGCTTTGAGCGGCTCGCTGCCCTCGATGATGAGGGTGTCGGACTGGAGAGTTTCAGCGGCCTGCGGCATTGACCGCAGGTGGGGCTGTCAATCAGGGTGCGGAATCATGGCCACCAAACCCACAGCCAAGCGCACGACCACCAAGGCCACCCCGAAGACGATGCCTGCCAAGGCGGTGGCGAAGAAGCGGAAGACTTAGCACTCATGCTTGATCTTTCGTTGCCCGGCACGGTCGAAAGACGGGCAAGCGCAGTTCACGGGCACTGAACGCACCAGGCGTGAAAACCGTGGGCAGCAATGCCGAACAACCTGCCCCGGCTACCACACCGGGCAAACGAAAGCCATGTTCGCCAGCAGAGGTGCTCGTTGCCTTGGAGGAATCCGTCAAATTGCAGAGCCACTACGCGAGGCTTCTCAATAGTTGGGACGGCGGAACCCGGATCCGCTTCAAAAACGCAGACGAGTGGATTGCTCGTCTCCGCGAAACAGGAACCCTGCCCAGTCTTACGTAAGACTCGCGGCTGCGACCTGCTGCGCCTTGAGCTCGTCCCGATGATGCTCGAAGTGCAGGCGGGCCAGCGTCCCCGCAGACCGCTCATCGACGCCATGCCGCCGGTAAATGGCCGCCGCATCTTCCACCGACCGGGCGGTGGCATTGACCTCGGCATCCGCCGCGACCAGATCGTCGTCGCGGGTGGAGCGAACCGCGGGCGCGGCAAGGCTGGCGGCGGGTAAACTCATGGCCAACAGTAGCCCTGATCAGGCTTCGCGAGCAAGCTTTTGAGCGGAGAAATGCCGGTCAAATTCGGCGGCGATCGGGGCGAATTCTTCGTCGCTGTGGTACATCAGATCTCCGTAACGCGACTGCCGATCGCGGTCTAGCTGTTGCCGCAAAACTGGGTCGCCGCTTTGCGTGGCGATATACTGGGAATAGGCACGGGCAAAGCGCTCCTCGGGCTTGTTCAGATAGCGGTAATGGGCGGCGTATTTATCCCGGCGACCGCGGGCAAGGCGCACCTCACGCTTGAGCTTGGTGGAGGCTGGGCCTTTCTGAATCGCTGCCATCAGCCGCGGCATCGCGCCCGATTCAGATCCAAATTCGCGATGGGTGCCGAAAGCCTGGTGATCGATGAAATGTCCCATCTCGTGGACGGTGGTGAGAGCGGCGCTGGAGTCGCCCGGACGCAACCAAATGCCGGCAGTGTCGTCTCCGGCGATGCGGTAAGCGCCGTGGTCGCTGGCCGAGACGCGCGCGGCCTCGGCTCGCACCCGGACCGGGTTGAGCCGGTCATTGATCCCATGCACCTTGGCGATCTGCGCCAGGCCGTGCTGCGCGCCGGCGGCTTCCGGCCCCGAGGCTTCGATTCTGACGACGCTATGGATGCCGGTTTTGGCCACGTGCTCTTCTGAGCCGCCGCTCCCGCCGCCACCAGAGGGATATCCATCCGGCCCGAGGAAGATGTGAGCGCCGTTGTGCGTGATCCAGCCTTTCGCGGCGGGATCGACTACGGGTTCAGCGTCTTTTTTTTTGAGTCGGAAAGAGCCTGATAGCGCAGCGGCGTGAGATCCAGGACGGGGAGCGAGCTCGTGATCTTCCCCTTCTCGGCCTTGGCCAGGTGATGATGGCCATCGATGATCCGGTCATTGAGGAGGAGGATTTGCTTGCCCTTGCGCTCGAGGACTTCGGCGGCCGCGCCCGCGATGGTGCGCCGGGCGACGCGCCGGCGGGCGGTGGCGAGGTTGTGCTGGTCGGCCTTGGTGATGAGCTCGGGAACGGTCATCTGGTAGCGCAGCACATTGGCCGTGGGATCCGCGTCGGGGCAGAATTCACCGATGGTCGCGCGAACGTGATCGGGGAGCGCGGTGAGTGGGACTTCGCCGAGGTAGGCGGACTTGATGGCGAGCGGCTCGTCGTCGTCCACCGTGGGATCGGCGGCGCTGGCGGCGGGATCCGCGAGATCCTCAGCCAGGCCGGCCGCGGCACGCATGGTCTTCTCGCGACCGAGCGTGGCGGTGACTTCCTCGAAATCCTTGCCGGCTTCGGCGGCGAATTCGGTGCGGGTGCCGACGCCGAGGTCGATGGCTTCCTTGGCCGCCTGGATGTCTTTGACCGGATCGATCCAGGGGAAGCTGCGGCCGAAGAAACAGACGGCCTCTTCATCGGTGAACTCGGCGAAGCGGCTGAAGGGCAAATCGAGGAGGCCGCGGAGCATGGCGGACTCGAGGACATCGGGGAACACTTCGCGCAGGATCTGGGCGATGAAGAAGCTCTGGCCGCCGCGGTAGCCTTCGCGCTCCTCGAGCATGCCGATACGGGTGGCGCTGAAATTGGCGTCGCTGGGGTCATTGGCGAAGCTCGAGTAGCTCACGCCCATGCCGACCGCCGCGGCGCGTTTCTGCGCCTTGGTGAAGGGCTCGTAGGCTTCGGTGGGGTTGTGCCAGTCGATCGACTTGATATCGAAGCCCATGGGCAACTCGAGGAATTCGCCGGGTGAGCCATCGATGGTCCGGCCGCCAAGGGCGTCCGGATCGAAGTCGGCGGCGAGCTCCTCCGGCACTTCCTTGGTGATGACGCCCATCTTTTGCGCGCCGGCGCGGGCGGCGACCAGGCCCGCCTCGTCGTAGCCGCCGAGCATCTGCAGGCGCAGCATGGAGGCGACCATGGCGGGGATGCCGCGGGTCTGCTCGATGCGCTTGAAGACGAAGGGGTGAATCATCTCCTCGACGGGGACGCGGGTCCGGCGCGGGCTGATGTTATTCCCGAAGAAGTAGTCGCCGGGGTGATTGGCGAGGAGCCAGTAGGCGACGGGGAATTTCCAGTCGCCGTGCAGCTCCACACCCATGCGGACCTCGTGCATGCCGCGCTGGCAGTACGGGAAGCGCGAGCCATCCGGCAGCCGGCGCTCGGCCGGGCAATTGCACGCGACGCCGCGGAAGTCGATGTACTGGTCGTCGAGGTAATCGCTCTCGAGGAGCTGCAGGGCGAAGCCGAATTCATTGGGCGCGCCTTTGACCTTGCGGATGAGCAGGTCGCCATCGCGGCCGATGGTGCGCTCGATGAGCTTGCAGGCCTCGGTGGCTTGCTGCGTGCGCGTGACGAGAAAGTTCTCCTTGCGGCAGAACCGGCGCCACACGCGCTCGATGGCGGTATTCGCCGCGGTGTCGTAGGTCACGGCTCCGGTCTCGGGGTCGAGGTCCTCGGTGAGCTTGACCTTCATCTGCAGGATGAACCCGTCGTGGCCGACGACGTTGTTTTCGCGCAGCTTGAGATACCCCTCGGCGTGCGGATCGTTCTGCTCCAGGTCACGCGAGCGGCTGCGGAGGATCGGGAGCTTGCCCTGCAGCTCGGCATCGGCGCTGAGCCGGGAATTGGCCATCCAATCGCTGGTCAGGCGATTTTGCATGGCGGCGTCGAAGAGCTTCACGGCGCGGCCGCCCGGGGACTTGGTCCAGGTATTGTCCGGCTGGCGCGTGTGGGTGACGCCGGTGCGGGAAGTGGCGCGGACGAGCTTCATGGCCGGACGAAGCGGATGCCGAGGGTGCGGCGCACGGGCAGGCCGGCCGCCGCGCTGGCGGCGGATTGCTCGAGAAGGACGCGGCGCTGATACTTGAGCTGCAGGCGCTCGAGCGCTTCGACGGCGATGCGGTCGATCTGCTGGCCGTCGATGTTGGTGGACTCGAGGCCGTTCGGGATCCGGCCCTCCAGGGCCGCCTCGATGAGGACCAGCATGCGCGAGGCGTGGGTGCTGCCGAGCGCCGCCAGGGGGCTAGGGAGGATGGTGAGCGCGCCGCGGCCGACGGTGGTGCGCGTGGAGCCGGCCTCGACGTAGGCGGTCCAGAGATAGACGCCAGGGGCATAATTGCCCGACGCGTCGGCGGTGATGGTGACGGCGTGATCGGCGCCGGACGCCGCCGCGGTGATGGTGATCAGCGACTTTCCAGACGCCTGGAAAGCGTACTTGAGGACGTTGCTGGTCGCCGGGTAATCGGGCAGCGAACGCGTCCACTGCACCGTGTCTCCGGCCGTGATCGCGCTGGGCTCAGAGGTGGGGATCGACACAGGCATTCGGCCTGCGCGGGACTGTCAATGACGGGCCCGGGGCTGGGTTCATCACAGCATCACCCAAAGAGCCCAGGAAACGGTCCATGCGACGATCCAAAACACGACGAAAGCACATCCTCCGGTGAACTTCATTTCCAATGGGACGGGGCTCAGGGCACAGGCTGGAGATCCCCTGCCTCATTCATGGTGCACAGGACGCCGTTGGCCCATACGAGAACGGTGTTTTGGATCAGCCTTACCGTGGGCTTGTGACGGAGCGGTGCTCCACAGGATTCGCAGCGGTCGCCCGAGACGACCGAGGCGCAATACTCGCACGACGGGGGTGGGGGGGGTGCAGTCGATACCGCAATCCAAGGAGTTCGCCAGTTGGGTCCAGGAACGCGCAATCCCATTGGAAACCATCCTTACATAAGGAGACCAGCCACCCACTCGCGGCCGCCGATTTCGATGATGCGCCGCACCACGGGCTCGAGGTCGTGGCGGAGGACGTCGGGTTCCGGCGCGGTGGCGAGGCCGATCTTGCACTGCTGGTCCCACTTGAAGAACTGGTTCACGAAGGTGAGCGGGTGCGGGGTCGGGGTGATCCTCTGGTCGCCCGGGAGCTCCGGGCGCTCCTTGGCGGGGATGTAGCCCCAGAGAAACTTGCGGATCGACTCCGCGTTCAAATCCGTGGAATCCACGGATTTGGCGTCGTTTTCCCGAAAGAGGGTCATGCAGCGCTGGCTATTGCGCTCGCCCAGGTCGGGCCAATTGCCCCCCAACCAGAAGAGCCAGCGGCCGTGGCCGATCGCGTCCTTGATGCGCACGAGGATCCCGCCAAGGCGGAAAGCGAGCATGAGCAGCTCGTCGCGTTTGAGGCGGAGGACCTGCTCGGCGCTGACGATCTCGGCGTAGGTTTCCTTGGCCGCTTCCAGGAGCGGCCGGACGCGTTCGGCGAGCTCGAGGCTGTCGCGGGTGGCGAGATCGGTGCTCATGCCAGGTGGGCGAGCTGGCAGCGCAGACGGGTGACGTCTGGCCGCATGGCGAGGGCCTTGAGGCCGGCGAAGGTGTCGCGGAGGCAGTTGACGCCTTTGTCTTTAGCCTGCCGGGTTTTGTTCGTCGCCCGGCCAAGTTCGGCCAGGGTGCCGGCATCGATGAGGTCCGGACGCAGCTCGTAAGCGACAAGCTGCAGGCGTTCGCCGAGCGCGGAGATCGATGTGGCGCGCCGCATCCATTCCAGGAAGCGGCTGTAGATATCACCGGTGGACCGCAGCGCCTCGATGGCTTCGCTGAGGCGGAAGGCCGGGAACAGCGAGAGGAAGCCGCGGGCGAGATCCGGATCGACGTGCAGGCCGCCAGCCAGATCGGTGCGCATGCCGGCAATGAGGACGGCGCTGCGTTTGCCCAGTTCGACCAGGCCCACGGCGTCCAAGGCCCAGCGCAGGGCCTCGCCGAAGGTGTCGGACGCGGCGCGCACGGCCGCGGGCGAGAGATCCTGGACTTCCACGGCATTGTGCTGGGGCTCGAGGCGATCGACGGGGTGATCGTGGATGCAGGCGGCGTGCAGTTCGGCCGGGTCGCAGAAATCCACGTCCGGATCGGCCGGGCCGCCCTGGGGCCGGCCATCGGCCGGCGGCGGCCGGTGCAGGCCGTGCAACCTGGCGAACGCCTGGTCCACTTCGTTCAACGACTCGAACCATCGCCGATAGGTCCGCGCGTCGGCTTTCTCTTTCGCGATCGCGTTGCCCTGGCTCTGGCTCTCCGCGAGGGAGAGCTCGTTTTCCCGTTGCTTGCCGCGGCCGCCGCTCGCGCCGGCGGAGGGCGGCAGGTGTGTGGTGCGCCGGGTGCCGAGATGGGGATTGCCAGGATTCTGGTAGCTCTGCAGCTCCGGCTTCAGAAGAGGACCGAGATTGGTGATCATGAGCGAATGAACGAGCAGAGGACGAGGACGATGATCATCAGGAGGAGGATTCCCATCGGCCACGCGATCGGATGGTGGGTGCTCGGGAGCCTCAGCCAGAACTCGCCGGCGCCGGAAAGCGACGGCGCCGGACTGACCCGGCAGGCCCAATAGCGCCGTCTATTTTCGAGCCACTCGAACCGCCAATCGGTGCAAAAACCAACGCCGGACGCGGCCAGGTGCCAGAAGTCACCAATGCGGGCGAAGCGGTGCGCGGTATTAAGGATCGGCGAGCGGAAGGTCACAGGCGTCGAGTGGCGGAGGAGCCGGAGTCAACAGCCTGCAGGATGACACACCTTTTTTGCCCCCATTCCCGCCACGGCGGTAAAAGCGCCCACAAGCGCTGGGGAGCGCTGGGGAGCGCTCATGAGCGATAATCTCGCTAAAAATAGATTTGACGGCTTCCTGCCACGCAGCCGCCCTCGCTACTTCGGCCCATCGAAACCGCGGGGGAGAATGCGCAACAGCTCGACGATCCACTCCGGCCTCGCCTTGCGCCCATCCACAAAGGGCGACGTGGGCTCGTTGGCGACGGCGTTGACGCACTTCACCCCGATATTCAGCATGGCGGCGAGTTGCTGGACGGAGAAGAGCACCCATGGGTATTTCTCCGCCACGCGATTCAACTCCTGAACTTCCCACGGCATCATCTCGCGCCGATCTGGCAGGCCGACGATGGCTTCCCTCTCTACCTCCACGACGGTGCGCGGCGGTGGCCGGGCGGCGCCGGGCGTCGGCGTCGGCCGTGGCTTGGGAGTCTTTCTGGGCATCTCTGCGGGGCACCGTAGCACGAAAAGCGGCCAGGCCGAAGGTCCGGGTAGAGGCCGCTTATAAGGGGCCGGCGGAGCGCTCCGGGCCTGACCGGTAGTTCGGTGACCGCCGATCGCCGGGAGTCAATGCGCGGGAACGCCCCGCTCCGTGCTATGCTGCGCGCCATGCCCGGCGCCACCATCCTGATCGAGCCGCCCGACGAGCAGCGAGCGCTCGGCGAGGCGCTCGAGGAAATGGAGCAGCGCAGCCGACTGCGCGATGGAGTGAAAGCGCACCTCGACCACTGCCCTGAATGCGGCGAGGGCGGGATGCTGTGCGCCTCCGGCGCACGCCTGGTGCGGACGGCGATCGGTTAGCGCTTCCACCCGCCGACGAAGCCGCCCACGCGCTTCACGCCCTGCGTGACGAAGCCGCGCCGTGGGGCTGGTTTCCCAACCGGCTTCTCTGACGCGGCGGGACTGGGGGCGGGTTTACCCGCTTTCTCGCCGGGCTCTGGAACGCGGAGCTCAACGGCGAGCAGCGCGTACTTCGGCTTGAGGATTTTCTCGGCGGCCATGCAGCCGACGGCGCCGTCGAGCGATTCGTTGCGGACGCCTTGTTCACAGCCAAACCATTTATGCCACTGGCCGTCGCGCCCCTGGCGGTCTTCGCTGTTTTCGGCGAGGAGCATTTTGAAAAACTGCTCGCTGAATTGTCCAAGCGCTGGGTAGTGGCGGTAGCCTGTGCTTTGCAGATTATCCTGAGCCAGGCGCTGGTAGATGACTTCCTTGGCGGCATTGGTGCCGAGCACCCAAACCGGCGTCTTGTGTTTGCCTTCGCGCCGGGCACGGCGTTCGACGAGCGGCCGAGAGAGCTCGGTGTCGCCGCGGGAGGCGTGGATTTTTCGGCGCGCTCGCGGTCGGGTGAAATCAAAGACGTGATCGCGCCAGTTGCCGGCGTCCACGAGTCCGCCGGCGGGACGGAGGATTTTGCCGGAGGGATGCGCATAGCTCGTCGAAAGAAGGATGCGATCGAGTTCGGCCCAGACACCCTGATCCGGCTTCACGAGGGGGGCGCCTTTGCCGCCTTTGATGACCTGATAATCGAGGGCCCAGACCTGTTGATTCTCACCGTGCCCTTCGATGAATAGCTCGAGTCGATCGAACTGGACGTCCACGAAGAAGACGATGAGGAGCACACCCGCGGGCAGCAATTGCGCGGGGTCGTACTCTTCACGCCTGAGAAAGAGCGCGCTGTGTTCGGGTTTGGCGTCGCCGGCCGACTGATAGGTCTCGGCGTCGCGACGATTGACCATGACGCGTCGGGAACGTTCGGGGTTGTCGCTCGTCTCGACGTCGATCTCCTCCTGGGCAACGAGCTGCAGGAAGCCGCCGGGATATTTGACTTCGTCCACGGCGTGAGGCCAGAGCAGCGCATTGGCGTGGAACCCTTTCTTGCCGATAAACTCGTAGCGCGGTCGCCACTCGCCGGCGCGCGACATGGTGTAGCGCTGGTGATCGGTGAGGAGGTCGGCGCAACGCGGACAGCGCAACCGCGCGTCCTGCGGCCGTGCGGGCTCATAGACGATCTGGCTGCGGTGCATGATGAACGGCTCGCCGCCGCAGATCTCACACGTCACCCACCACTCGTTGTAATCGGTCTTGAGGAGCTTGGCCTCAATGCGGCTCTTGCCCTTGAGCGAGGGGTAGGAGCAATAGACTTCCCGGGTGTCCGGAAATTCGTCGCCCCTGCCTTTGAATTGCTTGAGCTGGTCGCCTTCGTCGCTCTCGATCTCGACGATCGCGTCGATCTCATCGGCATAGAGCCGGTTGCCTTTCGCGCGCCGAATGTCGCCGGGGGAGTTGGCGCCGACGATGTCGATCAGTCCGCCGGCGTAGATTTTGTGGAGTAAGGTGTTGTCGCTTTTGCGGCGGCCGGTGCCGTCGCCGATTTTCGCGTGCAATTCCGGCGTCGGGTCGATGAGCTCGCGCATGAGCTGGTCTTTGCTCCACTTCTTCCCCTGCCCCAGCGTCGGCCACATGACGAACATGTCTGACGGATCCTCGTCGATCCAATAACCGACCGCGTTGAGGACGACCTCGGATTTTCCGCCGCGCGAGTAGAGCTGGAAAACGGTCTCCTGATTCCGGCGATCGAAGAGCGCGTCGAACATTTTGCGTTGGTAAGGCGCGTAGTCGAAAGAGAACGGCCGACTGGCGCCGTGCTTCGCCGGCATGCGGCGCACGGTCTGGGCCCACTGGTCCGGCGGTAGGATGCTCCAGGTCGCGAAGCACGCCTCGAGATAGCAGGCGCGGCGCTTGCGGCGCTCAGCCAGGGAGATCTCATCCACGGCTGCGGAGACGTTTCGCCGGCATGGAGCGGAACGAGGCGAAGAGCTCGTTGATGAGGTCCGGCGTGAGGGCTTTGCCTTTGGCGTTTTTGAGTCCCGCGGCGATCGCCTGGAACGTCTCGTTATCAACGGCATCGATGACGTCGTGTGGAATTCGCTCGCGCTGCAGCTCCTCGTTTTTTAGGCGGAAGTTCTTCGCCTGCTCGCGGTCCTTGTCGATGCGCGGGTCGGCGCCGAAGACCGCCTCGCAAATGGCGTGTGTCGAGAACTTCCCGTCACCCCCCTCCTCAATGCTCTTCTCGCGAATGCGCTTCGCGAGTGTGCGACGGTCGAGGCCGAATTCCGTGGCCGCATGCTCTACGGTCCACCGCACGGCTTTCGAGGGCCGTCCCTGTCCGCGGTCGCTGGTGCTTGGAGTTGCTCGATGCTCACGCTTTTTCGTCACCCACCCAGCGAGGGGTCAACCTTTTGTGGACATCATGGGCCCATCCCATCTAGCGCGAAATGGGGAGTCCGGAACCCGCGTGGGAATTTTGGGCCGGGAAGGACCCGTCGCTTTCGCACGGGTGAGAGGCCGTCGCACAGGTGCGAAGCCCTCGCATCTTTGCGAGGGCCGCGAGCGTCCTTACGTAAGGACTCAGTTCCTTCCCGCCCGCCCTCGTAGGTAAGCTCGGCGCGTGGCGAGGTTGGCAATCTGCGCCGCCATCAATGCCGGCGCGGCCTCCTGCATTGTGGCCCACTGCGTGGCCTTGTCCTCGTAGGTCAGCTCGCGCGACTGGCACAGCTCACACCAGCGATTGAAGGCCTTGGCTTTGAACTGCGCCTCGATCATCGCGCACGCTCCCTCGAAAGTCTGGGCATCGTCTTCATACGCAGCCCCGAGCACGCAATGGCGCTGCGGGCAGAGCAGTTGAACGACGTGGACGCGCTTGCTCATCCCGCGGGGCCTTCCTTTCGCATTTGATAGCCGCGCTCCTCGAGTAGTCGCTCGATCGCCTCAAGATTGGTCGTGAACGCAGTGCTGTGAGCGTGCTTCAGTACCCAGCAAAGGACATCGAGCGCGGCGAACAGAGCCAGGCGAGATTCCGCGCTGAGAAAGTCACTCGGCACCGTACCCATCCGGATTGCGTGGAAGAGGTCATGGGCGCGCTGTACATCCATGAAAGGTCGCAGCGCTTCGGCACTGCGATCAGGCCCGTGCGAACGGAACGTCTCGTACATCTCCTTACCCCGCAGCAGCTCCGCGATCGGCGTCAGACACGCCGGATGCCAGCCCGGTCTCGAGAGCGATAGTTTCGCCAGTGCGAGCAGGATGGCTTGTCGTTGCCCCTCTTCTAGTTCGACGTTCCGCTGCAGTCATCGTCGGTGCAGTCGCAGACCATGCACGTCCCTGGCTCGGTAATTGACGCGGCTACGATCCGGAGAGCGACTGAGCCGAGGGGGGTGAGCTGTTCGTAACGGCACGCGCAGATCAGCGGGATCAGCGCATCGAGCTCCTCGCGCGAAATGCGCAGTGCGACGAACCGGTCCTCGCTGCTCACGTCTCAACGAGCTCCGGATTTCTGAGATCAATCTCGAAGTCTTTGGGAACCCGACCGCGCCGGAAAAGCTTCTGCCGGTGTACAAGCGCGAGGCTGTAGCAGGCCTCGGGATAGCTTGGAGCGTCAATGAGGACTTCGTGCTCTTTGCCGTTCGCGCGGAACCGAAAACGATATCTAAATAGCGGACCCGTGACAATCGGACGGAACTTGCTGGTGATCATTTGCGCTTCTTCGCCCATCGGGCTCGTTGCACAGCGGCAATCCTCGCTTTCGCCTCGGGAGTTAGCAGGCTGCGACCTTTCTTTACCACTGGCGGCCGCTTCGATGGCTTCGCCGCGACGACATTTCCAGACGGGTGGAATTGCTCTTCGATGCGCTTCACATCCACGCCCCAGAGCCCGCACAAGGTGAGTAGCGACTTATCCCAGGAGCCCTGGGCAAAGTCGAACGGAGCCCACTGCCAGGCGATCGACTCCATGATCATCCCGCGCAGTTCTTTCGCGTTGAAACCCTGGACCCGCTCTTCCAATGCCTCTTTCAGGCGATTGCTCGGGACATCCTTCAACCCTCGGCGATCGACGACCTGTTTGGTGCGCTCGCCCGAGCTCGTGATCCGGCCCAGCACTCTCTCGCAGACCAGGTGCAGGAATCGCTCGTTCTCCCCTGCCCGCTCGGCCGCGACGACCAACTCATCGAGGATGCGGTTCCAGACGGCTCGGCGGACCTTCGCACGATCGCGCTTCTGCGCAGCCTCCGCGCGTTCGGCACTTTGCAGTAGCAACTCGTTCACAACGCTCGCACCGCGCGGCCGATTCTTTTGCACGGCCGCCTCCGCGAGCTTCAGATCGTACACGATCTCCGGTGAACCGTCGGGCGCCCTAGCCAGCACCGGATCAGGAGCATGTTTCCCCATCGCCTTGGTCCAGGACTTGTACCCGATGAAGTCAAAGTTTCGTTCCGAGGCACCGCACACAAAGCCTGAGTGCGGGTCCACGTGATTGACGCCGTGACGGAACACTCGCTGGTTCTCCGCGTCCGTCAGGACTTTCCTACCCATCGCCTGGTACGCAGCGCGCTGGCTTTGCCACAGCGCGAGGCGATGCTCGCGCTTCTCCGCCTCCTCGACCAGGCGCTGGCTTTCGCGAAACGGAATTGGCGCGTTGCCTGGCGTGTTGGCGATCGTGGCCGCGAGCGATTCCACGGTTTTAGGATCGTGGATCTTCTTTGACCCTCCCAGCAAGGCCGCGTGCGACGCTGGCAGCCGGCCGGTGCTGACCAGGTCCCGCGCTTTCTCAGGTAGCTCGAGTAATGTGAGCCGCTCGTAAATGACTGACTTCTCCTTGTGCAGCCGCGTCTTGATTCGCTCGATCGCTTCCACCTTACCCATCCCCTCGCCAATGTAGGCATCGCGGAGCTGCTGATACATGCGGGCCTCTTCCATCGGGTTAAGGTTCTTGCGCTGGAAATTCTCCTCGCCCTGGAGCTCGAGGGCCTCGGTGTCGCCCACGTCCCGCACGTTCGCTGGGAACAGCGCTTTGGCTGCCTTGGCGGCGAGCCAGCGGCGCTCCCCGGCGATGAGCTGCCACTTGATCAGCGGCTTGGCGGGATCGGGCTTTACCGGCCGGATGATCCCGTTCTGCAACACACCGCGCAGTTTGACGCTGTCGATCAATTCGATCGTCTCCGGCTCATCGATCCCGATCACACGGTTGAACGGTGATCGTTCGATTGTCTCCGGGTCATAGAGCTGCACGCCGTCGCGATTGGGCACGCGCTCCAGGCCCCGCGCCTCAGCGAGAAAGGCGTTCTGCTCGTCGCGAGGTAAGCCGCGAAACTCCGACTCGTTCGCGCAGCCGGCCGCGGCGATCGCTTTGCGCATCAGCTCCTCGAGGCTCATCGCAGCCTCTAGCACGGTCGGCGCCTCGCTGCCATTGGTCGCCGGCTTGAAGCGGCCTGACGGCTCTTCTTTCATTGCCGCGGAGAGTCTGCTCCCGGGCAATGCTGGGGCGGGCTTCTTCGCCGGTTTCTTGGCCGCGGTAATGGAGCTGGGGACGACGGTCGTTTGTACTCGCATAGCTGGTGTTGGGGTTAAGTGTCGAACTGCGGCTTTTCTCCTCTTTCGATCACCTGGCTGAAGAGCGGGTCCAGAGCGCCGAGTTTCTCCCGGGCTGCCTGGACAAACCCGCTAACTCTCTCCTTCATGAGCGCGCTAAAGCCGGGATGCCGGCATGCGAGCTGAAGCGCCGCGACGAGCTCAAAGACGGACAGGGCGTCCAGGTGCAAAATCACGGGCGTCTTCGCATGATGGCCGAGAGCGGCGAGGAATCGCGCCTCCAAGTCGAGGTCGGGGTCACTGAGGAAACGGTGACAGTGCCCGCAATACTTTTCGCGCACGTCATTGGAGTTGTGGGATGTCCGTCCGCACGCGTGACAGGTGATGCTCCTGCCATCGGCGCTGATCGTGTATGCGTTGTTCATCGCCGCCCTTCCGGTTGCGCGTCCCTAGGCTTGAGCTCAGCCTGGAGCTCCATCAGTAGGTCCAGTCTCCCCCAGTGAAATGCAGCTCGGTAACCGTCGCGGTGTTCCCAGTGCCTTATCAGCTTTCTCTCCTCTGCACACGCGGCTTCCATCTCAGCCGCCGCCTCTTGCGGAGATCTTGCCTTGTCGCTCATGCGAAGAGTGCGGTGGCTTTGCGCAGCAGCGCCGCGAGCGCCCGCCAGCGCGGCTGGGTGCCGTTGAGCTTCTTGCGCATGTATTCCTGGTCACAGGGCAGCAGGCGATCGCTGAGGCCCATCTCCACGGCGCGCGAGACATAGCCGTCCAGGATCCATGACCAGGGCACGGCGATCGGCGGCAGCGCCCGGCCGCGGTCGTGGTAGGCGTCCACCGTCACTCGCATCGGCCGCGTCAGGACCTCCAGGCGCTTGTGCCAGAGCTTGCCGTATTTCGCCAACTGCTCCGGTCCCAGCGCTGCCTCCATGCGCTCCACGAGAGCGATGTCGGGTACAAACCCGGCGATCAAAGCCATCGGCGAAGCCGCGCTTTCGAGCCGCTGCCCCGCAGCACTTTCCCCCTTTAAAGCTTTTAAAGGTTCCATGGTAGGAACTTTAAGCTTTAAAGGAGGGCCAGTTGTACCCGGTACGACCGCCTCCGTTTCCTCTGTAACCTCACACATTGAGGTCCCACTCGTACCGGGCACGAGTGGCTGAACCACGTCGGAATCGCCGCACCGAATTCCCCCGGTCGTACCGGGTACAAGTGCCCCAACTCCCGCGCTACTGTCAAGATCGCGGCTGGCCGCGACGAACCCGTCTTCCAGATCGCGTTCCCGCTCGAATAGAACGCCCTGCTCCGGATCGCGACCATCCCGGAGCAGCGCGAGCGCACGCTCCGCGCGCGCTAAAACCTCGTGGGTGTACCGGTCGGGCAGTTGCCAATTCTGCCAGGCCGGTTTGATTTCAAAAATCGTCTCGATGCACGTGGCCACCACCCGGCCGGAGCGCCGCTGCACCCTCTCCTCACGCCGGCGGAAGATTTTCGCCTTTTCGCCGGCATCCAGCACCTTGCTCAGATTGCCCACGCAATTGATCTTCGCCGCCGCGGCGAGCAACTCCAGGCGATAGACCCGCGCCTCGCTCTTCGGCTCTGGAGCGGCAAAGGAAAGCTGCAGCAGCACCTCCAGGACGCGGGCGACCTGCTCCGGCACGTTGCGCGTTTCCACTCCCTCACGGCACTGCATGTACCAATCCAGGTATGGGATTTCCTCGCTCAAACCGCGGCCTCCTCTCTTGGCAACAGCCATTCGATCACCGCGCCGTCGTTGCGCTGCGCGAGTTCCTGGGCCTCATCCCGACGCACAAAGACCAGCGCCTGTCCGGACTCGATCGTGCGGCTGCCATTCTTGGCCGCGAGATAAGAGCGCGGCTGTCCCTTTCGATCCATAGCCACCACGTAGCGAGGAACCAGGTCGCTCATGCGGCCTCCCTTCGGTCGCCGCGGCGAACCAAGGTCGAGAGTTCTTTGACCGCTTCAACCAGGCGCGGATCGCGGATGAAGAGCAGGCGGTTGTGCAGCTTCCGCAGCGCCTTTTGCTCGATCGCATAAATCAGCCCACGGGCGCATCCACACCAGGCGGCGATGTCCGCTTGGGTAAGTGGCACACCTGGCCGGGCCAGGCATTGGAGGATGGCCAAGCCTAGATCGATGCGCGCCGTCCGTTCGAGAGCGGCGCCGGCGCCATGCACAATGCCAAATTCGGATTTTCCCGAGATACGAATCGGCGCCCTGACCAATAGGTCAGGCGTGCTCTTATGCTGGCGCGAAGCCAGTGAATGTGGTCTTTTTGTAATTGTTAATGAGGTTAACTATCGAGTCGCCTTACCGGGGCGCGGCGTAGTGAAAAGGCGCCGCGCCCCGAAGGCTTTCAGCAAAAGTAGAGGTCTGGAGTAGGTGTCTGGATCAGGCCCCACCCCCTTTGAAATGGTCGTGGCAGCGCTTCTCCTCCGCGGCCTCGTGCATGCGATCGAAGCGCCGCCGGCGACGCGCGGCACGTACGGCCGCGAGGCCGAGCAGCGCCAAAGCAAACACCGCGGCGAGGCTGAGGATCTGCAGCCAGGTCATCGCGCGAGCCTCCGATCGATCTTCAAAATGAGCGTCTCACCGGGGAGGGTCTTCGCCGCCACGCCAACCAACCGCTCGAGGCGGCACGCGGCGCGCCGGATCGTCGCTCGGATATCCCGCAAGGAGTTACGCGCCGCATCTTCGCCGCGGTGCGCGGGGTCGCTCCACCGGCCGAGCTGCCGGGCCGCGTTCAAGGCGACCAATGAGGACCGCAACATCTCGTGCGCCGCCACCAATTCCGCAGCCGCTTCGTGGGACAGGTTCACCAAAAAACCCTCCCTGGACTGCAGGCTCCATAGGTCTGGCTCTCCCGCACCGGCAGCGGCGCGCCGGCTTGCATCGCCGCGATAAACTCGTCCGTGGTCCCGCCGCATTGGCGGACGCAGCAGTCGGCGAGCGGCCCCCATTGCTCGAGCGTCACCCGCTCTCCGTCCACCATGAAACAAAGCACGCTGCCCAGTCCTTCCAAATACACGCGCAGCGGAATGAAGGAGCGCACCGGCACCTGGTCATCCGGGAAGATCCCGCAGAATGGAGATTCCGGCCGGAGCCGCGCGGTCGCATTCATCGGGCACCTGCCTTCGCTGTGCGCGCCGTCGCGAGCGCGATGTCCTTGGCCTGGCTGAGCGACGCAAAGGCCTCGTGTGAGCCGCCAGGCACGTCGGGGTGCGCCATCTTCGCCTTCGCGCGCCAGGCATCCACGATCTGCGCCTCAGTCGCCGCCGGCGCAATGCCGAGCGCTTCCCAGCAACTCGCTTCGGTCCTTTCGTTGAGCGCCGCGTAGCCCGCGAAATCGCGTTCGAGCGAACTCACCCCCCAGCGCTGCTGGCCGCGCAACGCCTCCACGTGTTTCGCGATCGCGTAGAGGTTCTCTTCCACCGTCATCCACTTATCGCACGGCAGGACGACCCGCTTTTCGGCGAGCGTGAAATAAACGGCCACACCGGCGTCGCGAGGTCGCGCCTGGTTGGCGTAAGGACGGCCGTCCAGCCGCGTTTGCACATTGGTCGAGATCATGTAGCGCACTGCTCCGAGCCGTCGCAATTCACCCTCGACCGCATCCAGCGCCGTGGTCATCGATACATCCCCGCGGCCGCGGTGACCGAACTTCGAGCGCTTCGGAAACTTGGACCGCGGCCAGCCTAGCGGCCAGGCCAGGGGGTAAGTCGTCTCGCTCAACGGCCTTCCTCCTTTTCCAGTTGTTCCAGCGCCGTGCGTGGCTCCGCAGCCTCGCACGCCGTCGGGATGAGCGGCTCCGCGAGTTCCGGATCGCGCTCCCTCACCGCGTCGCGAAAGGTGGTCAGCGTCGCGAGCACCGTGCCCTTGGCGAGCGACCCATTGCAGATCTCCGCCGCGAGCACCACGTCGAGCGCCGCGAAAAGCTCCGCGAGCGAATGTGGCAGCGCTTGCGCAAGCTCCGGAGGCCAACCGGCCGCGATCTTGATGACATTGCCCGCCTCCGCGGCGCGCAGCGAATTGCCCAGCGGATGACCGTACGTGGTCACGTGCTGGCCTTCGTCCGTCCGGAACGACCACACCACGATCTGCTCGATCCCGTGCAGTTCCGCGATCTGCCTGGCTTCCTCGACGGCCACGGGACGATACGGATTCATACGTGTCCCCTTTCTCCATACCGCTCGGCCAGCGCGGCGCCGGGCGCTTCATTTCCACCCGTCTGGAAAGCGTTCACCGCGGCGATGATGAACTCCGCGGTCTCCTCATCGATGTCCTGGTCGGCGCCCGGGTCGAGGGGCGTCTCGAGAGAGAGCACCACGTCGCCGCGCGCATCGCGGACCTCCATGCCATCGAGGTGCCACGGCTGCGGATGCCGCTCGAGAGAGATGGCGGCGAAGGGCGGAATTGAACCGCCTCCCTGCAGGCCCGTTGGGCCGTAAGGTGCGCCACGCAACATCGCCGGGTCGCTCATCGTTTTACCTCCGCGGCCTCAAACAAGCCAAGCAGCTTTGCGAAGCGAGCATCCATGGCCTGCTCCACTTCTGCGGTGGTCAGTTCCTCGATCGTCGCCAACTCGCGTTTGAACCGGAGCAACAGCTCCAATCGCTTGAGGATGATTCGCGATGACTTTCCGATAGCGGGATTGGCCTGCTCTTCGGGATCATCCTGGGCCGACACGCCGACCCCCACCATCGCGACCAGGTGCCGCTCATCGAGGCGCGCGATCGCATCCACAATGGCGCGAGCCGCAACCGAAAGGCGGATGATCTCAAGCTTGCTCGGGATCACGCAGCCACCTGCCTTTCTGCCAGCGCCTTCGCCTTGTCGAGCGGCACGTCTGCCAGACCCGCCTCGATCAAGTCGGCGACCGCGATCGCGACCACATTCACGCCATCGTTGTAGTTCGCGTTGGCCGCGATCTCCTCAGCCGTGTAGCGGCCGGCATCGACCAGCGAACGGGTGTAACCCTTTCCGTCCGCCCGCCACCAGATCGCGGGTCCTTCGGAGCTGCGGGAATGTTTCAGGGAGAGCAGGAAGAATTCTCCTCCACTCGAGTAGCGCTTCTTGAGCAGCTCGTGGACGGCGTCAATGATCGCTCCCGGCTCCGAAGGCACTTGCAGGAGCGCCGACAATGCGCGCGTCATTACCTCCGGCGATATCACGCGGCCACCGCCTTTCCATCCTTACATAAGGACGTTGGCTTGATCCGCGCGCAGTCGTAGCCGCCGGCACCGCAACCCTCGACCTTCACCACCCAGCCGCCGTGGCCCAGCGTCCACGGCAGCGAAGCCAGGCGCGAATTCATGAGCTGGCCGTTGTCGAGCTCCACCACCACCGGCATGCCGATCGTGTCGAGCCGCATGGCCGACTTGTAACTCGCCAGGATCGCCTTTCCCGGCGGCCGCTTGATGGGCCTCGTGATCCTCAAAGCGCCCGCCCTTCCAGCAAGTACTCCGCGTCGCTCGGCATGCGCAGGCAGCGGTCAAAGCCCTGGGTCCCGCCGGCGAGCGAGAAGTAAAAGACGGGCTCACAATCTTCGCGGTGCAGGTTGCACTCGTAGCGCCCGCCGATGGCCGTTCCGTCGGGCAGGACGAGCGTAATGCCATGGCCGCAATGCACGTCGCGCCGGCCGAGGTAGTGGCGGTAGCCGCCCGACTCGTGGACGAGACGCAGACGATCGGTCCGCATTCCCGGCCCGGTCGAGCACTTGCGCTGGAACGCAAACTCCGCGTCGTCGGGAATCGAGAGCGAAACCTCCTTGCCGTGGCTGAGCCGAAAATCGAACCGCGGCTTGCCATCGACCTCATGCAGGTAGCCGGCGATGGTCTTCCCGTCGGCGAGCATCAGGTGCCGTGGTGGCCGGTCGATGCGCGTGTCCTGGGACGAAAGGCCGACATCCTGAATGGAACGCGAGTCGCGCTTGCTGCGCAGGCGGATGACGAGCTCGTCACGCCAGCCCTCATAGAGAGCGTCCTTGAACAAGTCGTATCGCTCGTCGTCGCCTGCCTCGCCGCTCTCCCACAGCGCGGAAAGCTGCGGGCGATGCGCATCCAGTTCCGCCCACTTGCCGGTGCGAGCCTCCCACACATCATCCCAATACTGCGGCTTCCATTCGGCTCCCCAGCTATCGGCCATCTTGCGGGCGATCGTGCGCCCGAGTTCCGCCCATTGCTCCGCGGTTAGGCCTTCCGCTGTTCGCTCTTCGGTGGCCGCGCTCATGCTGCCACCTGCCCTTCCGCCCACAGTCGCTTCGCGTTCCACTCCGCACCGCACTTCGCGCGGATCCTCACGTCGGCCAGGGTCGCGTCCGTGGTCCCGATGACGAATCGCGGGAAGGTATCAAAGGGCGTCTTGATCAGGTAACGGAACCGCCCCCCATCGAGCGGCTGCATCTCGATCACCTGCAGCACATCGGGCTCGCGTTCGAGCCTCCTCCATACGGCGGCGGTTAAGTCTTCCATCACTGGCTCAGTCGTGTTAGTTCTCATCTGTGTAGTTAGTTCTCGACCGCGTCCGGCTCGTAACCGGGCGCGGTCATTTTTTTAGGGTTTCACTGGCACCGACAGTTTTCATGCGGCCGAGGAGGCGCGGCCGGACGCGCGCAGCGCGACCGACGGGAAAGGGATCAACTGCGGACCCGCGGGATAGACCACGTGCGCCGCGAGCACCGCGTCCAGGTCCGCGCGCAGATAGCGCTGCAGCGGCACCCGCTTCTTCGGCTCGCCGGTTTCGTCTTCTTCCGGATCGCCAAAAATCTCGCTGTAAGGAATCCCCAGCTCATCGCGCTTGCGCTGGAAGGTACGCAGGCTCCAGCCGCAATGGGCCGCGGCCTGGCGCGTGGTCAGCCATTGGCTTTCCCGCTTCGCCACTTCGATCGCCGCGTCATGGATGATCTTGCGTGTCTCGTCCGCGCCCGGCACCGCGCTCGCCAGGGCGCCCATGATCTCGCGCATGACTTGCAGCAGCATCGTCTCCGCGGGTGACTCCTTGGGCGCGCGCATGATCGTGGGGGTCAGGCCGCTTCCAGGCGCGCCAGTCGGCGCCGGTAGATGTTCAGGCGCGTATCGTAGCGCTTGAAGGAGCCCGGCGTGCAGACTCCCACCATCGCGCGCTCCACGCGGTCGATCTCACCACGGACCGCCACGATGCCCGCGCGCGCCGCTTTCCGCTTCACGAGTTCTCTCTCTTTCATCGTCGCGGAGGACTTCGGATTTCAGGCCGCCTCGATCTCTCGATGCCAGCGGTCGTAGTAGCTGGCCAGCATGCCCACCCGATCCAGGTAGGCTTGGCGATCGCTCGGCGAGCGCGAGCAGCCGTCGATGCCGGCCGCGCGGAACTCCGCCAGTTCCGCCTTCAGCCAGGTGATTGTGGCGAGCGTCTCGTCCATGGGCTCAGGCGGCTTTCTTCGTCTCGCGGGCGAGCTTCTCGCGCGCGGCTTCACGCAACCATTGCGAGAACGGAATACCGCGGGCAGCGGCGTTGTCGCGGACTGACTCCGCTTCAGTTGCGTCAAGCGCGAAGCTCAACATGTCAGCCTTGGTGAAGAGGCCGCGCCGAGGCGCTTTTTGTGGCGATTTGTTAGGCATTGCGAATGATTAATAATCTTTACCAAAACGCCGTGCAATAAAAATCTTGTGTTATTCTTGTGAGGAATTAAGAAATGTTCGTAATGAAAGCCCGCCCGATATCAATGAGCATGGACGACGAGCTGGAAGCTGAAATGGAGCAGCGGCGAAAGGCTGAGCACATGACCCGGAGCGAGTACTTGAGGAAGTGCATCCGCGAAGAGATTCAGCGTTATCGTGTCCACGCCGCTCAATTTGGAAGTCCCACTCCACCACTGCAGGTCGCCGCCTGATGGGGAAGAAAGGTTACAGCGTCAGCATGGACCCGTCCGAGAGAGCAGAGATCGAAGCTGCGATCGAGCGACGCAGGAAGAGCGGAGATCGGCGCGATCGCGAACTCGACTTCTCGAAATGGATGCGCGAGGCGATTTTTGAGAAGCTCGAACGCGACTCCGAAGCGGAGAAAAAACCGGCCTTGGAATTCCTTCCGGTAAAACCCGCAGCAGCGGATGTCCCCGCTGCCAACGTCCCCTCCACGGACTCAACGCGCTTCTCCGCCGGCGGAGAGCCAGCGCCTCGCAAACGCAAGCCTGCCGGCGCCGCCAAAGTCGCGGCCCAAGAATTCCGAGTTGGCTCATGAGCCTTCTCGCCCTCCTCGACCTATGAAAGAGCGCATTCGCCAACTGCTTCACGCGGCGCCGTTTCAGCCCTTCGTCATCCGCATGGCCGACGGCAGCACCCATGTCGTCACGCACCCGGATTTTGTGCTCGCCGCGAGCGACCATCCCCACGTCGTCGTGGAAGAGCCGACGGGCAATATCCATTACCTTTCCGTCCTGCTCATCGTCAGTGTGACCCTGCTCATCGAGCCGCAAAAGCAGGTGGCCTGAGCGCTCTCGCCCTCCTCGACCTAATGAACGCCGAAACCATTAAGGATCTACTCGAAGCGTCGCCGTTCGTGCCGTTCACCGTCCATCTGCCCGGGCGTCCACCCGTGCTCGTGCCGCACCCGGACTTTGCCTTCATCGCACCCTTTGGGCGGGCCATGCTGGTTTATCGCGAAGACGGCCTGCGCTCCACCTGGTTGGATATCCCGCTCATCACGCAGATCGAGCCCGTGGACAAGCCGGGGCGCCGGAAAAAAGGCTCAACATGACTATTGAGACCATCCGCGAGGGCCGTCGAAAAGCGTCCGTTCCGTCCCTTCATCCTGCAGGTCGGCGCTCGCTCAACGGTGCGAGCCTTCACAGAGATCCCATGAAACTCATCATCACTGCAGCGGCGCTGACCGCGTGTCTCTCAATGGCGGTCCACGGCGTCCCATCCGGCGCTGATGCCTTGGTAGCATCAACCCCGCAATCACAGCTCTCGCAAGAAAGGGCCGTCGCCGCTTATCCAGACATCGGCGTCAAAGGCAGCGAGCTCAACAAGGCTTTTGTGGACGTCTTCAACCACTGGAAGACTTGGAAGCCAGAGCAACTGCAACGGGACAATTGGCCGGAGCTCGTCGCGCGGGAAGCGGTGCGGGTCCTCATGAATCGGCGCGCCGAGGAGAAGCGCCAGAAGACCATCATCATCGAGCGCTGAATGAGCGTCGCGGCCTAAGCCCATGACTGACGCCGGCGACTCACTGACCCCCGAGATACTCGGGGTCATCGACCGCATGATTGAGACGGGCTGGGTGTGCGCGTCGGCTTACAGCCAGGGCATCACGTCATCACAATTGACCGACGAAGGCGTGATCGCGGTCCGCCTATTGCGTCGCTTTCTCGCCGTGGGCGGCAAGATCACCGCTCCTGAGTTCGGCTGCTTTCTCAGCCTGATTCAAAGCTCCACCCTGGAGTTCGTTGATGATGATGCGAGCTGACTTTGCCACCTCAGCGAGGTCCCACTCGACGTGGCGGCTCCCCTTCGGGCGAGGCAGCGCTATTGGGGTCTGGGAGTCGCTCATGGTAATCGCCCACCATAGTCAACGCGGCGGCGAACGCACGCCATGAGCTTGCTCGATCAGATCGTGGAGAAGCTGCAGGACGAGGAACCGGAGTCGGTTATCGCGGTCGTTCGCGAGCGGCTCGCCTTCGTCGAACTGCGGGAAAAGGCGCTCCTGCAGAAGATTGAAGACCTGCAGCGCGAAGCGGCCGACGCGAAACGCGAGAACGCAGACCTGAAGGCCGTTAGAGCGCACGCCACAACACGAACGTGAGCACCCCGAGCACAAAGCCCAGCAGCCATTTGGGCCAAAACGAATCATGGCGGGAGCGATACATTCGTTTGGTCACGCACCTGCCGGAGCAGGGCGTGGATGTTCCGCCGGAAGATTTGCAGGCCCTCGAAGATCTCATCGATGCGGGCTACTTACGAGGCAAGGCCGTGTTCGACGCCGGCGCTGGCTCGGTGCGCGGCGCGGTGCTACGCGGTGCTACGCTAGCGGGCCGGCTGTTCGCAGAGGAGCAGCAGGAGATTCTGGACGACCGTAGTCTTTGGGGCCGCATCAAGTCAGGTTCGGGAGTCTTCATCGGTTGGCTGTCGGGCCTTATTTCCGCACTGATCGTTTACTACGTCACCAAATGACGCGCACGCAGCGACGCGGTCAACGCGGCGGCGAACGCACCCAATGAGCAAGCACAAGCGCCGGGACAACTTCGCCGTGGCCGGCCCGATCCGGGTCCGCTGGCACAAGCTCACCGATGGGCGCACCGTCGTCGATCCGCGCCGCTACGGCCGCAAGCGGCAGACCTTCACCGATCACGCCGAGGCCTTGCGCGAGGCGCGCACGGTCGCCCTGGCGATCTACGGCGGCGGCGCCGAAGCCGCGGCCCTCACTCCCGCGGATCGCGCCGGCTACGCCCACGTCGTCGCCGAGGCGCGCAAGCATGGCGTCGATCCCGTGGCGGCGATCAGCGAATGGAGCGAGCAACGGCGGGCCATCGCCGGCAGCCGGCACACCCTGGCGGCGGTCGTCGCCGCCGGGCTCACCGCCTTGCGCCGCGTGCCGCATCTCGTGCCCGACGTGGGGCGCGAATTTATCGCCAGCAAAGCGTCGCAGGATCTCGACGGCCGCTACCTGCGCGGCATCGCGAGCACCTGGCGAATCATGGCCGAGCGATTCCCCGGCGCCGATATTCGCGAGCTCACCACGCAGGACCTGGTGCGGCTCCTCGATGGCGAGATCGAGTCCGGCCAGCGCGTGGGCGGGCTGCGCAAACGCAATGGTGAGATCCTCGGCACCCGCCGGCGCGACAACATCCTCGATGAGATCCGCCAGGGGTTTCAGTTCGCGCGGATCCGCGGCTATCTGCCCGATGAGATCAGCGCCGCGCGCCAGGTGCCGATGCTGCACAAGCTCGGCACGCCCATCAGTTTCTTCACCGTTGTCGAGATGCGGCTCATCCTCGAGCACGTGGCCGACGAGTGGCGTCCCTTCGTCATCTTCGCCTGCTTCTCCGGGCCCCGCACCGGCGAGCTCGCCATTTCCAAAGACGCGAAGAAGAGCAAGGACCCGCTGCGGTGGGAGGACATCGATTGGGAAGAGCGCGAGATCCACATCCGCGCCGAGACCTCGAAGATCGGCCGCGTGCGCATCGTGCCGCTGCTCGACAACGCCTACGAGTGGCTGCTCCCGCACCGGCGCGACACCGGCACCATCGCGCCGGCCGGCGAACGGCCCGACCGCGAGTTCGGCAAAGGCGGCCGGCTCGAAAAGGCGATCAACGAAGCCCTGCAGACCGCGCCACGGCTGACGAACGAGAGGCCCGTGCAATTGCAGATGGAATCGATCGATCCCGCACCGCTGCCGCTGCTCACCGAATTCACGTGGCGCAACAACGCGCTCCGGCACAGCTACGGCAGCTACCGGGCGACGATCCTGCGCAACCTCCACCAGCTCGCCGACGAAATGGGCAACAGTCCGGAGATCTGCGCCCGCCACTACCGCAACCCGCGGCCCAAGAGCCAGGCCAAGGCGTGGTTCCAGATCATGCCACCGAAGCCGGTGGCGAACATCGTGCAACTCCCCAGCCAGGCGGTCGCGTGA